TGATGACGTGGTGCCCGATCGCGATCCCGATATATTCGCCCGACGTCAGGGGCGTGCAGCCCTTGTCGCCGTTGCGCTGCACCGGGGCGCCGAACGCGATCGTCGCGGTGGCGGTTTTGGTCGAGCCGTCCCATTCCGACATATCCACGGCAAAGCCGGGAAGTCCTTCGGGCTGGAACTGAGCATAGCTGGTCTGAAGCGGCATGATCGAGCCTCCTTAATTCGCGGCCGAGCCGGCGGTGCGCCAGCTGTTGTGATCGTTCGCCTGCTGCCAGGCCTGATTTTCCTTGGTCGCCGCATCGCCGAGCACGATAGGCGCCGGGATGAAGCTGCCGTTCTGGCCGGTCGGCTGTGCGTCCTTGGTCAGCGTGGCGAAGCTGGCGGCGATCTGGATGTCCGACCAATCCTTGGCAGCGTCGCCGAGCTTGGCGCTCACGACGGCCTTCTGGATGGCGGCTTCGTCCATTTCGTCAGCGACGGTCACACCCAGAGCCTTCGCTTTGTCAGCAACGGCCTGATACGATTTCGCGGCGTCGCGCAGCTTGGCCGGCGTGATAGCGGAATCGGTGACCTGCTTTTCGAGCGTGACGATCTTCGCGTCGAGCGTCGCCTTCTCGGTGGTCAGGGTGGCGACCTTCTTGTCGGCCTCGTCCTTGGCGGTGATGGCATCCGAAGCCTGCGTCTGCAGCTTCGTAACCAGCGCCTTCACGGCATCGCCGTCATCCAGATCGACCTTCAGGCCGTCAAGCATGATGAAATTCATTCCCTTGATCCTCTTCAGGTCTTCAATTGCTTGGGGGTTTGCGTCACAGGCCGCGAAGCCGTTACCGCCGTCAGAAATACGGCACTGGTCGCCAGCCCGCGCACGATCGACGAGCGCGATATGGTTGCCGCCGGTGATTTTGGATTGGCGCGCATCGCAGACGGTGCCGTCGGGCGCTTTGAAATCGCCGAACTCAAGCTCAGCGGCGTAACCATTGGAAAGCTCGCGCTTGCCGCGGTCGATCTTGTCGATGGCGGCCTTGTCGGTGACCATGAGGTCGAATGAGAGATATTCGCCGTCCCGCAGCGCGCCCATGATGGTGCCGCGTGCGAGGTCGCGCCAATTGGCCGACGTCACTGCCTCGGAAGGATGGTCGTCGGTGATCGGCTTGCCGATGAAGGATTGAACGGCCGATTTGTCAAACACGGTATCGGCGTCGCGAAGGACGTTGACGATCGCCTTGTCGCGCAGGCCGTGCTTGTTCTCGGGGTCAACCTCTTGGCCGGTGTATTTGTAGACCCCGGTCCGTGCGGCTCGGGCACGAACGGCGAGGTAGCCATCTTTCGTGCGCTTCGGAGCATCCAGCGTGAGTTGGTCCATAAACAACATGGACGACGGGATATTGGTCGGGGGTGGCGGGGTTTACCGCCGTCAGGTGGGCGGGGTGCGAGGTCGCTGGTTTCGGCGTTGGGTTTGCGCATCCGCCCACCGACAATTCCCCGGCTCATAGTTCCCATCGTTGTCTATGCGGTCGATCGATGTTCTGTCCGGCCTCGGCCCCATATCGGCATAGAAATCCTCAAAGCTCGCCAGCCATCGCTCGCAAACCGTAATACCCCGACCGCCATAGTTGGGCCAATCATCGCAGTTCGGATTGGTGCACCGCTCTTTCATGTGCGCCCACGTCCGATGCTCTGGTGTGTACGACATACCGTGTGTTGTTTTCATTGTCGTGATCATGGCGCTTACCATGCAACCACAATGACGCGACTGTCCCTGTTTCAGGGTATGAATCGCTATATCCCGCTCGACGCCGCAAACGCAGCGGCACAATGCGGTTCGGATCGGCCCGTCAGGGTGCTTAGACCCCGCCGCTGTGGGGCGACGATATGGCTCGCCCTCCCCTAAAATTGTCCATGATCCAAATTGAACCGCCCCACCAAGAAGCTGATCGATGCTCTGGCGCTCGACCCGACGGTTAAAGCTTCCGCCCCTTCGTTTCCGCGCTTCGTGCATCGAGCAAATGCTAGCGCCTTTACGGGTGGGCTTTTCACAGTTCGGAACTGTGCATAGAGTCGTGGTAGCCATATCGTGTCACCTCACGTTTGTGGTCAGACCCGGCGTGGTGTTACCAGCACCCGTCGGGTCGCAGTTTTCTAGCATTTCCACCCCTAAATCGCAATGATTGATCGGCTTCGGCATCCGCAAAATGGGAGTTGAGATGGCCTATCATTCGGCGGCGCATTGATCGCCTTCCCGTTGACCTTGCCGCCGACCTCGCCGGGATCGTCCGAATAGATCTTGCCATCGCGGGCAATATGCTCCTCGCGACCGTGCTTTTTGTGCGACCAAAGCCACTCCCACTCCGACAACCCAGCCTGACGACGGCGCTCATCGGCTAGCGAGGACGTCAGCTTCGCCAACTGGTCCGAGGCAATGCGCCGAGCCCGAGCCCGCCCCATCCCCGCAACCTCACGAATCCTTTTCGCCACATCATCCGCCGAAGTCCGATTCCGCAGCCCATCGAACACAGCCTGGCTCATCTTCTGCCGCGTCTCGTCGGACACCGAGCGGACCAGCGCGACATTGTTGGCGATCGACGTCTCCAAAGACAGGCGCACATCCGAAGCGCCAAGCATCGTCGACAGGTCAACGCGAGACGCCGAGAGCACCGCCGCATTCCACTTCTGCCGGTGCCAGCGCTCGACGAACAGGGTCCAGCGTTCGAGCGCGGGCTTGAGCTGGAAAAAGATCGCGCCGGTCTGGCGCTCGGCTTCGGCGAAGATGTTTTCAAGGTCGGTTGGGGAATCTTGGGTTAGTTCAGACAGCGACCGACGATATTCCTGGATCAGCTTGGCCGAGGTCGATTCCCACACCTTCACGACGTCGACATAGGCGGCGTTGAACAGGTTGGTGGCGAACATCTGAGGCGGTTTGATGTCGCGGATGACGGTAGATTTGCGCAGACCGTGACGGCGCGCGAGACTGGCGAGGTTGAATTTCATGCGAGCCGGTAGACGGCCAACGTCATCGAATATGTCCCGCCCAATGCGATCAGCGGCACGGACAGGCGCACCGAAACCTGATTGGCCGCGTTCGGCCAAGCGTCGTGCGTCGCATATCCTGCGGCGAGGGCTGTGGTCGGCACGGCAATCAGCTTGTCCGATGAGCCGACGCCAGTGAGAGCCACCGTCACCGTTCGAAAGCCCGCGGTTATCGCAATGACGGCTGTCTCTGCGACGGTGATGTTGCCGATGAAGGTTGAGCCGGATGGGCCGGTGTTGCCTTGTGCGCCCTGAATGCCTTGCGAACCGGTCGAGCCTGTATCGCCCTTGTCGCCTTTCGGGCCGGTGATGCCCTGCAACCCGGTCGGGCCTACAGCACCCGGCAATCCTTGCTCGCCCTGTGGGCCAGCCGGACCCGTTGCCCCGGCATCCCCCTTATCTCCCTTCACCCCACGCCCGGGCGGATTCGCAGCCATATAATCGGCGACAGCCTGCTCGACAGATTTTCGAGAGCCCGAATTAATCCGCATCGCCGTAGAAAGCCATGTTTACGATGGCCCCCTCCGACTGTGCTATAAGCCATATACCCGAGGTCTGGGCGTCGTAAGTCAGGCTTTCTCCGACATCGAGCGGCATTCCCATGGAGGCGGTCGGTGATGGTCCATCATCGCGGTAGCGGACTGGCGCGCCTTCGATGCGGATCAGCACGAGGCGCGTGCCGTCGGGTATGGTGGGCTCTATCACGATGCCGACCTCAAGCTCCACTTGCACATACCCGAGAGGACTAAGCGACGAAGTGAGGTTGCGCAAAAACTCAGGCGCCTCGACCGGGACACCAGCACTGTTGAGGGCGATCGGGATGCGCGGGAGGGTCATGCTTCCGATACTTTCGACTTCCAATCGAGATCGAGCGGCTCGAAAATCTCAGGCCCAAACGCCAGCTCGCCCGTGAACGGCTTCAGCGCTTCCAGATCGAGGCCTTCAGGCGCCGAATATGTGATGGTCACGTGCGGCAGATATTCGTCGAAGTCGTGGCTGGCACCGTTGCGGATCATGTCGTCATGGCGCGACGTCAGGTTCCACGATGCGAATTGCAGCACGACAGCGCCTTCGCCGAAGCGTTCGAGCGCGCGCGGGCCACCGGGCTTGATCGTCAGCCCGCCGTCATCCTCGCTGCCCCATGTCTCTCCCATCTTCATTGGGTCGACGGGCTGCTTCGAATAGAGGACGGTGACATGCATGTCCGACGCCTCGAGCGTGGTCGTGAAGCCGTTCGACTTGGCCCATGCGATCAGGGCCTTGGCCGATGCGGGTTTCAGGTCGCGGCGCACATAGAGCGGGCGCGGGGTGGCGTCGGTGAAGGTGCGGGCGAAGCTGTCGTTGGCTGCAAGGGGTAGCGGTTCGGGCTCAGCCTCTTCCGCCTCAGGCTCACCACCGAAGCGCTCAGCGATAGGCACTTCCTCCAACGCCCCTTCAAGCGCAGGCATCCACCCAGCCTCTGTAATCGTCGACTGCAGCCCTTTGTTGAACGCGACATCGGGAATTGCACCCGTCATCTGCAGCTTCTCGGCCGCCTCCATCGTGATCTTGAACGTCTCGGCCACGGTCTTCTCGTCGGGCAAATCCAAAGGCGGGAATTCATACCAAATCTTGCCATCAACCTTGCCGAGCGCCGACGGAATGAGGAATTGATCGAGCTTGTCGAGACAGGGGCCGGTGACGAGGGTTTGGCGCGCGCGGATTTGCTTGTTCCAGTCGCGCTGCTGTGATTCACCGCTCGCGTTCATGCCCTCGGCCGCGCGCCCAAGCAGGCGGGTCGCTGGAATGTCGGAGATAGCCGCAGCCCAGAGCCCGAACGCCTCCATAACGTCCTTCATGCCCGCAAACGTGTATTGCACGTCGTCAATCTGCTCGCCGGGGTTGCCGCTGTCCTTGCCCGCGCCAGCGTCATAGATCGTGGCGTTGAACAGGGACTCGCCCAAAGCGAAGTTGGCGATGCGCTTGGTCAGATCGGCCTCGCCCGTCGGTGCGGACAACTGCTCGGACAGGTTCGGGATACCGACGCGGGTCCGCGATGCCTTGCTGATGAGGTTGGCAAATGCCGTGCGCGCGGTGTCGCAGTCCTGCACCGCAGAGAGAACGCGCTGCACCCGCGATTC